TTGTTGGTTCTAAGAGAATCAATTGGGTGTTGTGATACTGCATTAAGTTTAAGGATATCATTTAATATCCAGCCTATTCTTTTTTCAATCTTGGTCCCCCCTCTATTTTTATTGCCTAAAGATTTTGCTATTTTCGTGCGATTTTCTGGGCGCATAAATGGATGTGTTCCATCTTCGACCATTTTTCTCATCATTTTTCTAGCAGCTTCTGTGATTGCTTGTTTATCCCTTATTCCGCTAGCATATTGCTTCAACATTGATCGGCTATTTTTGTTTTTTATTACTTTTGTTATTTCTGGATCTTTCCAAATATCTCTCCCCTTCTTTTTGCTTGCGCAACCATTGCAGCAATATTCTCTTTCCTCGGTCTTGTGATTTACCATGAAATAATCCCCACATTCTATGCATTTTTTCCCCATAACAATTATTTTATCCGTTTTTTCCACGTCCCAAGCTGATACAAACGACCTTTCCCCATTCCTTTGGACATAAATGGGGTGTTCGTCTGTTACATCGATATAGGTTTTATTTTTCCAAGTAACACGTTCCTCCTTATTCTTCATAGCTATCGAAAAACGATAAACATCTCCCCCATATAATCTCCGGGGTAATACGTGGATTACCTTTTTGAATTTACCTGTGTGAGTTAATACGAGTTCTCCTATTTTTATTTTGTATATGGGTTTCCAACCGTTTACGGTTAGAATGGGTGTATATCCATTTATTATACAATTGGGATGCATGGGTAAACAAGCTAATGAATATTCGGAATGTTCTTTCTCTCGAAGGTTATCTTCTTTGTTTCCTACTAATGGATTGATCCTTTTTCTTTTACTGCTGGATCTACCAAAATTATTTTTTCCTACCCATACCTCATTTTCCCAAATCTTCTCCGCCTTTGCCCTGGCCTCTCCTGATAGGTTCCTATAATCAGCTCCGGGTGTGGCTCTTACTTTATATACTTTGCCATTAATCAGTTCTTCACATGTTCCACATGCATCTGGCATGCTAATTCCAGTTACATAACTTCCTGGTTTTAATTTTCCTAAATATCCATTATTAAATGCTTCATTTGTGGCTGTAATAGATAACCTGAGAAGATCCCTATTTAACTCTCCCGTATCTTTTGTAATACTCTCTCTGAGCTTATTGTATACAGATTTACTTCCGCCTCCTTGCTTGGTCGCTTCTACCACTGCATTACGGACGGTCATAATTGTTGATTGGGAAGTATTGGTCATTAAACTGGCCCCTTCTTCAATCACGTTCTGAATGGCCTTAGCTTCCTCTATGGTAAGGCCGTATTGCTTTGCTATATCAAGTATGTTCTGAGGTATATTGGCAATGTTTCCAATTTCAAATAATTGACCAGCTATATCGCTTTCAGATAGGAATCGACCAACCACATATGCTCTCACCATCCACGTTCTAGCCTCATCAATTCTGGAACTGAACCAGCTCTTTATAAAACCGTCCACTCTTTCAAGTTCTGCAATGGAATAGTAAGTCTTGTCTGCTAGGTCTGTATTATCCTTAAAAAACTTTATCAGATCGGTATAGAATTCATCTGGATTAAAAACCGTATCTGCCATCATTCTTTCAATGAAGTCAAGTTCTTTTAAGTGAAGTATTTTCCCGTCTAAACTAGAGATCAGCATTTATTTTTCTTTTTGTTCTTTAATAAAACCGGGGTCGTCCCCGGTTCAAGGAATTATATGTCGGCTATGGTTGGGGTTTCCCCTTTCGAGCACTCATAGCTTGCCCGTGGCCTTTTAGCTCGGCCCGATTATCTCTTCATAAGTTTTAATTACTAATTCAACCGTACTGGGATCCACTTCTGATTTTTGAGAAACTCTCTTTATTACTTCCTTCATCTCTGCCGGTGTCGCTGGCGTTACTGGTATCGGGTCAAATTGCTCTTTAATATTGCAATAATTATAAACTGTTCCGGGGGCATTTAATGGCTTATAAGATTTGATTGCCAATAATTCTTTCCCTAATATTTTGATTGTTATATCCATTATTGTCCTTTATTCGGATAAAGAAAACTGTGATTTCTTCTATGGATTACATAGGCTGGGGATATGTCATCGCTGACGGGTTCCGGTTTTGTTGCATTTATTGAAAAGGAATAGTCGTATTCCTTTAAGAGGTCATTTATCTTTTCTTCTAATTCACTTGCTTGCTTTAATGTAACTCTATTGAGACTTACAGTAATAGTAAAATCAAATCTTTGGCTATCGCTTTTTATGGCAATAGAGCAAATAAGAATTATGAAGATCAAGATTGTTTTTTTCATTTCTCTACTTCTGTAAAGTCTACATAATAACACTTCCCTATTTTGAACTGATCGCTTGCATTGGCATTGTCAATGGCAAGTTCTATGTGTCCAAAACCAGAGTGTGTACCAAATACTTGATTCTTCTCCCCATCATCATCGGAAATATTATGAGCCAGTGTAATCATAGGTGCAAAGTTCACCGTCTTAAGATCATTTTTAGCACCATCACTATAGTTCTCATGTTCACGTATTGTTATACATTTGAATTTTGCTCGTACCATTTTCATTCCTCCCCTAATCCTTGTTCAATATTGACATCTTCAGCTCCCCCATAATGAGCCAAAAGTTCTTTATCAGAATCTGTTAATTTTGTCTCTCCGGGTTTTCCCTGCTCTCCTGGCTGTGGCTCCGCTCCCTGCTCTCCCGGTACTCCTCCTCCCGGCGCCATCTGTTCCTGTTGCTTTCTCATTGCGTTTGCATTGATATATTGAGTAATGGTTGGGTTTAATCCCCCCGGCACATCATAAATATTTACATCCCCCACCATGAGTGTATAGGGTTCTTTGTCTTCCGTGGCTAACTGTTCATTAAGGGATAGGGTGGTTTCTAATTTAACTTTTGTTAATTCCTGTTTCAGCTTCTTGTCTGTCATTTCGAAGCCAACAAATTTTAATCTGCAATCCATTTTGGTAATTTCCTGGAAAATATTCTGACCATACTTTCCGGGGGCATTTAGGGAATCTTCCAAATGCATTAAAAATGTTTCGATGCCTAAATCTTTATTTTCTTTAATTATTCCGTCTGCTGATGGGGCTGCTAAAGATGCTTTTGATACTGCATCACTATGGGAACCTAAACTAATTTCCCGTGGATCCGTCCCTGATAACTGGCACCAAATAGAGAAAAGTAAAGTTATCCATAAATGATACTCCATGTCCTTGCTGCTACCCCGGGTACTTACCCATTTCACATCCGATTTTTCCCCCTGTAATCCTATGGCTGGGTATCTATGGCGATTGCTCGGGCCGTCTGCATAAGCACTTAAGATTTTCTTTATTTTCTCTAGTGCTGCAGTTCCTACTCCTCCTCCTGTAAAAGCAAGTAAACCGTCTGGCTGTCTGTTCTTTGTGAAATTTGTTGCGTTCTGGGTTAAAGAATTGATAATATTCGTTAGTATGCTTATGCCCTGCTCTACAATGCTATATCCTCTCTGTGCCCGTCTAAAATCTGAGCGGGTAAAGAAATGATGCTTCCTTATTATCTCGTTACTATAAGGAGCTATTAACTGGTCCTTATAAATCATTAAATAGTCTGGTTCTTTCTGTTCCTCATCAATTTCAAGGCCGTTTAATCTTTTGAATTCCTCAGATATTTCTTCAGTTAATTCATCTTCGCCCGTATTGAGAAAGCTAATATGAGTTCTGCGTTTTTTGACTACTGGTTTATAAAGTATTGCATCCTGTATATGTATGCTTTTGGGAATATATAGCCCGTCTCTTACAATTTCATTTGTAATGTCATCTATGTCAAACCAGTCTTCATATGCATTTCCAATGAATTTGCTGAAATTTGGTGACTGATCATTGGCTGCATAAAAGAAATTACTTACTATTTTCTGTTCCCAAATTTGTAATCTTGTTTTCTCTTCTTTTGTCGGTGAGTAGTTGGGATTGCTGAAAGCTAGCCCGCAACCTCTCTGGATCCCGTCTTGCTGCGGAATTCTGCCATAGCGGGCAAGGTCTAGTCTTCTTTTGTTTTTTATCAATCTGCCCGGTTCTGTACTCCCCGCTTTTCTTAGGAATTGATAAGACATGTCGACCGTTTCCCAATTAATGTAGCTGTGGTTTTTGTTCTCGGAAAACATCTGACCTTCAAAATCATTCAGAATGGCTAATATTTCCTGTGAGATCGCTAAATCTTCTGGGGTTAATGCGGATTGTCTTCTTAAGTCCCTTTGTAAAAAGGAATCACCCATCATTTCATTAAAAATGTCCTGTGGGGTCTTGGGAGTTTCTAGATCAAAGGCCCCCTTTTTGTCCTGGTCTATCGATGCAAACATATAATAGCCTCTATATGATAACAATTCCTGTATTTAATCATAAGAATTTAACTTGCCTTTTATAGTATGAATTTTGGATTTTAATCAAGTACTACCTTTATGTCTTCTGAATATTTTACTTTCCATTCCTTTTTATAAATATTGCCCAGAAAAGCTGATGACGTAAGTCCCCTATATCCAAGATCCAATGATTTCGCTAAGGATTTTAGGCAATCAAAACTGTAATAAGTTCCAGTTCGTATATTTTCCAACGTTCCTTGTAATGCTCTATTATTTCTGAATCCATCCTTACTTCTGGACATTTTCTTTTTTGTTTCTTCTGAATGTTTGAATCTCCTTGTCCCCTTGCGTGCTTCAGATATTTTTCTTTTGGTTTCCTCTGAACGCTTTAATCCCCTCATTTTCTTTCTTGATTCTTCTGAATGTTGATAACCCGATGTATTCCCAGCTATCGGGCATATATTGTAAGTCGGTTTAAGATAATTGATATAGAATTGCTCTCTTGCGATTAGATTTTGTTTTACTTCAACAAATTCTAATATTTCAAAAAAAATAGGCACATCGCCGAATAAATTCCATGCTGCATACTTGTTAAAGGCTCGCTGTAAATGAAGATTATCATGGCGATTTGCCTTCAGGGCAGTTATATGCTCTCTCAATCTTTTCGGTAAATTAACCGCACTTCCAACATAAAACAGATTGACAATCTTTGGGCCGGCAATTGCTATTTTGTATATACCATGCACATTTCGTAACTGGGGATCCCTTAATTTCTTATAATACTGCTCTATTCCAACTATATTGTTTTTTCGCATAAATATTGCCTTATAAAGACTTTTATATGATAATTATTCTAAATTCATCTTCTTAAGATCGATTATCTCATATTTCTGATCTAGTGCCCTATCGGTGGCCCAATCAATATAGGTATTTTCCATGAAGTCTCTGAATTCTATCATTTCCTCCAAAGTAATCTCAATATTGCACTTCTTATATTCAATAATCCAATTAGGTTCATGTGGCGGGATCTCTTTATGTGCTTCAAAGTATTTCTTTATTACAAAATAATGGGTGGCTAACTGCTCAGTCAAATTGTCATCTT